CAATACAAGACAGCATAGAGTTTTGGGGTGGGCAAAGACCCAGAATGACTGTTCAAGAGAAACAGTCCCAAGAGGCAACGGGTGACATTAACTTGGATGCCACCTTGCACAGATGGGAAAGTCTTGGTGTAGAGTCGGTTGCGAAAGTAAGGGTTTCTGTGGCAATTGACAACGAGTTCACTTTTTTTCCCGCTGACGTTATCGTGCCAATAGGTGTTCCAATATCAGATTTACGCACATGCGAATACCCTAGTCAAACCATTGGTAAGAGTCATTATAGTATAATAAACAAAGAGCTTAGTTATGTAGAAGAAAAGCTGTATGACACAAGTGATGAAAATTATATTACTAATACAGGGAGTTTATGTGCTCGTTTGTCACAAACTTTACTGTGTTATTCTTCTGTGTTGCTTGATCCTCAATTTAGAGAGTTTGCAGTTAAGGAAGAAAATTATAGTGGTATGACCAATGACTTTTTAAGAGAATCAAAAATCATTAACCTCAATACACCGATTGAAAAAAGCATATCACAAAGACCTATGTTTGAGCATAAGGTCTTAACTCTAAACATTCCTAAAGGCGTCCAGAACCCAAGCGGAAGTGGTAATAGAAAAGAAGGAACAAGACTACACAGCGTTAGAGGACACATGATGAGAACCAAGAAAGGAAAACTTGTCTGGAGAAAAGCCCACTGGCGAGGAAAAGAAAAGTTTGGTGTTATTAAGAAAGAATACAACATACCGAATCAACAGGCAGTTTAAAAATGAAAGACGACGATGAGTTAAGCCAGGCGGTTAAAGACGGCATCAAAGCCGGGGAAGCCATGATTAATGATCTTTATAATTTAATTGAAGAGTGGAAGGAGCGCGGTATTTCGGAAGAGAATATTGCCAGAGTCCTGGCCTTCATACATCCTGACGTCATAATATCTACTGCACCCAACAGCCAAAGCGCTTATAATTTATTAAACATATCAATGAGTAAAATTGCCGAGGCTCTCAACATTGAGAAAAAAAGCCCGGACGACGAAGAAACGGTGCACTAATGCAATTAAGATACTACCAAGAAGAGGCGCTTGGATCACTGTTGGATTACTTCCAAGCCAAACCCATTGATCACAAACCACTCCTCGTTTTACCCACTGCTGCCGGGAAAACCATTGTGTTTTCACATCTGATTAAAGAGCTCAGTTCTAACAACAAGCGGTTCTTAATCCTGGCGCATCGACAAGAGTTGGTTTCACAGGCCAAAGACAAGTTATTAAAGGTGTGGCCTAACGCACCTGTCGGTGTTCTAGCCGCCTCATTAAAAAGCTATGACACCGACGCCCCGATATTGGTCGCATCCAGAGATACCCTAGCGTCTGAAAAGCGTCTGGGTGCGATCCCTGGGGTTGACTATATTATTATTGACGAGGCGCATCATATAGCGCCTGGCCCTAACACGCGCTATCGAAAAATATTAACCGCCATGAAGGAAAAAAAACCATGTAGAATAATGGGAGTGACCGCGACGCCTTATCGTATGGGACAAGGTTATATATACGGCGACAAATTAGATCATTTTTTTAGAGAGGTAGCCTATCAAGTATCCATACCGCAGTTAGTTCAAGACGGCTATCTCTCTCGCTTATCGGCATTTGCCGTTGGCAATAAAGCGGTTATTGACGCCAGTGGTGTGCGTTTAAAGTTTAAAGGGGGCGATTATCGCGAGGGCGAGTTGGAAAAACTGGCCATTGACGAGCCTCTTATGTTGGAGATATTCAACGATTGGATGGATAAGGCCTATTTAAAAGGCCGAACCGCAACCGTATTCTTTTGTGTGTCTGTCCTCCATGCGGAGAAGATGTGTCTGTTTCTCAAAGATCAAGGCATAAAAGCAGATGTTGTCACCGGCACGACACCTACAAAAGAAAGGGAGCGCATCCTGCACGACTTCGAGATAGGCAATATCAACGCCCTATGTAATGTAGGCGTGTTGACCGAAGGCTGGGATGCGCCCCGAACCGACTGCCTGGCGCTGTTAAGACCGACACAAAGTCTTGGACTCTATGTTCAAATGTGCGGTCGTGGTATGCGACAGTATCCGGGCAAAGACAATTGTTTAATGTTGGATTATGGCGAGAACATGCAACGCCACGGTTGCTTGGATGAGGCCATACCCGAAGACGAGAGCGCTCACGCCAAGGTTAAGATATGCGACAGTTGTTTTGCAGTGAACCCCAGATCGTTTAAAGAATGCCGGGAATGCGGAGACGCTTTTCCCAAACCACAAGCCTTTCACTTTCAGCCGGAGAGAAAACCGCCTGGCCTAGCCAAGATCGGATCAGCTGGTGAAGGCTATGTGTTGTCGGACGAGAAGAAGGACCGAAAGGAAAAAATTTTCAACGTGAGCCGAGTGTCCGCCCACCCCATGACCTCAAAGGGCGGCAACTTTTATTGTAAAGTGGTGTTTGAGTGTGAGGATCTGTTTAACCAGTATCACTTGCCCCTCATGTTTGGACACCCCAAAGCCGACCAGTTTGCTAAATCCAGATGGAAGCGCATCACCATGGATTTGTTTCCACCCAAGACCGTTAGCGAGGCGGTTGAGCTGATTAATAACAAGGGTGCCTTTAATCATATCGACGGCATCCTCACCAAGAAGGAAGGCAAGTACGAGAACATCAAAGTTATTTATGCAGGAGAAAGGAGAATAACGCTATGAACATAGTAGAAGAGTTTGATAAAGCAGAACAACAAGGACAAAAGCATCGTGTGCACATGGGCATGAGCATCATTGGGGATAACCCCAGGAAGTTATGGCTCATGTTTAGGTGGTCGTTTCCTCTGATTAACGACGGCAGAATACTGCGTTTGTTTGATCTGGGCAATCGCATTGAAGACCAGGTGGTGGACGCGCTAAAGAAAAGCTCGATTAAAGTATCGGCTCTGGACAAGGACGGCAAACAATATCGCTGTTCCTACTTGGCCGGGCACTTGGGCGGTTCCACAGACGGCGTTGTTAAGAACGTGGATTCCGAAAACCCGGAAGAAGTCATGCTCTTGGAAGTCAAATCGGCCAACAACAATCGGTTCAACGAGTTGCAACAAGGGGAGAACTACGAACAATGGTCTTCCAACTACGCCACACAAATTCAGTGTTATATGGCCGCATTTAACTTGAAACGAGCTTTGGTGGTTGTGTATAACAAAAACGATTCATCGCTTTACACGGAGATTGTGGACGCCAGAGAGGGTGTTTTGGAAGAGATGGTCGATAAAGCCCGTAAAATTATCACGGCAACCAAACCCCCGGAGTCTCCTTACTCGCCCACGGACTATCGAATTAAGAAGTTTATGTCGCCAAAAGAACAGGCCATATACAACCTGGAACGCCTACCCGATGATGTGAACTGTAGAAATTGCAAGTTCAGTGAGCCGGTCATGGAAGGTGACGGCGGTTGGCGATGTAATAAAAAGAACACAATGTTGGACGAGGAAGCACAACGAAACCATTGCGATGACCATATTTGGTTGACCGCCCTGGTTAATCTTCCCGTTGAAAGCGAAGGTGAGAACGATGTCACTTACATGAAAGGCAATAAGTCCATTACCAATGCGCCCAAGTCTGAAGCTGCCATGAACAGTTTTACCAGCGCCGAGATGCGAGAGCTATCAAAAGTAAACTATGATCCCGACTTGATTAAAAAGCTGTTAAGATTCCGGGAAGAGTTTGGAGTGGACACAAGATTAGAGGAACTGACAGAGAATGTCTGACGACCCCGTCAATCACCCGGCTCATTACACGAAAGGAACCATTGAGGCGCTCGATGCCATTGCGTCAGCTCTGAGCGGATCCGAGTTCGTCGGCTACCTCAAGGGGCAAATCTTTAAATACATGTGGCGTGCCCCGCATAAGAACAAAGCGCTTGAGGATTATAAGAAGGCGCGGTTTTATCTCGACATGTTGATTTCCAGAGAGGAGACTAATCAGCCACCACAAAAAAACGAGGGTTCTTCACGATCTGAATTTTAACGTCTGGGTACAGCGCTTCGACCAGTTTCTTCTTTAGCTTAAACACGGCCGTCTCCACGCCCTTCACATCTTCCACCACTTCCTTGCCGTTCTTTAAGGTGTAACGAAAGTCTGCGATGTAGGTGCATATCTTCTTGCCATTGACTTCACAGAGAAACCTAGGCTGTAGCTCCAGGTCTTTGAGCTCCCCGGCGGCTTCCATGAGTTTTAGCTGTTTGTATCTGGCGGCTTCGAGTTTGCTGTCAAATTTATGGCCATCGTATTCAACACGGATCGCGCCGTACTTGCTTCTCCCTCTACGTCGACGCACTACTCAATGCCCAATAGTTTCTCAAGTTCCTTCTGGCGTAACAAAACTGCGGCTGAACCCTGGGGGTCTTGCGCTGCTTTTTGTCTAGCAGTTTGTCTTTTAACTCTATAAGGGAAACCTCTTGGGTCATACGCATAGCCTTCTGGTGCAAACTGTGGAGTTGGACCAGAAAAACTTGCTTCTGGAAGCGTCGGTTTAATTTGTTGTGCCCAAGATTCTCTAAGCTCTGCTTCCGGGAAATAAGGCGTTCCAGCAGTTGGGTCTTTATCAAGCGCTTTTTTAATTTGATATTCTGACGGAAAATATGGAATAAATACACGCTGCATAATTGATTTGGGGTTTGAAACCTTCTTGTCTTTGAGTATTTTAAAAATTTTAGAGTCTGCAAGACCAAGAGTTTTCGCATCTTCAATAGCCATAGACAAATCTCTTATTGCTCTAAACCTTATTTCGTTTGTTCCAAGAAGTGCCTTGACATGCTCTTCAGGGTCTAAAATATTAGGATTCTGTGCTGCTCGTCCATAAATGGTGGCCGCATATCTTAAGTCTTCATTGGCTTCGGTTGCCCTAAAACCAAGCGTTCTTTCAATGGTTGGGTCAATTGTTTTCAGCCCTGTAAAAGATTCTGCCAATTGTTTGTGTATGTCAGCTCTTTTTCCTTTGCTAGTAACCGGTTTATCGGAAAGACCTAAACTAACCAAGGTCGCTCTTGGTAAATCTTTTAATATTGGTTCAGTGCCTCTGAACTTGAATGGTAAAACGGGTGGAGCAGCTAAGTTTGTAATATGTAAAATTGATTTCCCTACTTTGGTTCCTGCGCTATCTGCTTTGTTATACACCTCATCTCTTCTGCCTCTTGTGTAGGTGGTGTTACTCCACACATCTCTAAGAGCCTCTGTCGCAATTGATGTCCCATAAAAAGGTTCAAGCCATTCTTGAAGAGCGCCTCGTTGATCTGGAGAACCAAGCATTCCATTAAGAAATATTCTATTAAGATTCTCTCCTCTTTTTTCTCCATTAGCAACAGCGTTAAAAACAGCAGAGAAAGGTTTCCTTAAATACTCGTAAGGGTTCGTGTACGAAAAATTATAAAACTCTGTAACTTTTCCGTTTTTGTCAGATCGGATGGGAACAAGGTCAGCATTTTTTTCCCAAGGGTTGGCAAAACTTCTTTTATAAGCAAGTATTTGTTCATCATCAACACCCGTCATGTATTTTCCAAACTCAACAGTTGACTTTGGAATCCCGTAAACAACTGCCATATTACCCATTAGTCGACGCATACCAATTTCAGCAAGCTCTGGCACACCACTGGCAATTTCATCAATAGCGCGAGAAGCAGAATTAGTAGATGTTCTTAGAATCTCTGCTGGAAAAGCTACAAAGTTACCGAGAGGCAGTCTCCTTAATGTTCTTATAAAGCCTCCCACTCTAGCGTAGTTAGGAACCGTGTCTCTTACAATGCCGGCAGCAATATCTGTAATCATTTCATTTTGCATTGCTCGCCCACCTTTCATCTGCCCCAGATCAGACCATCCTTCGAGAATCAGTTTGTTTTTTTGCTCCTGTGCCAATTTATTCCAGGTTATGTTACTACCCTGTTTGTTTTTTAAAGGGTTCTTTTGATAAGCCCTCATTGCTGCATTTTCAAGAGCATCTCTGTTTTTAATTTGCATTTTTGCAAAATCCATTCTTGATATGGCTGGCTTTCTACCAAGCTCTTCAGCATTTCTAAAGGCTCTATTTAATTTGCCTTGCTCCATTTCCCAACTAACTATTTTCCAAACATCATCAGAGCCTTGGTAAAGACGAACAAAAAAATTGTTTTGTTTGTCGTTAAACTTATTTAGTGACTTAAACTGTTCTCCAAATATCTGCCTAGCCTCTTCAAATAAAATCTGTGTATCTCTTTGTTGGCCCGTATTAATGATTCCGTAGTCAATGCCTTTTTTATAATAAGCGCTCATATTCCCTTGATGCTTTCTAGCGACAGCATCAAGAACAACGGCAGCACTGTCATGTAAAGTATGACCAGCCACAAGATTGCCGTTCGCAACTGGAAACAAAGCAGCACTTGTTAAATTTCTTACTTGAGTAATGGGACTGTAAATTGTTTTAAATTGTTGAACAAGACCTTTTGAATATAAAAAAGCACCATAAGCCTTAGACCCCAAGCTCCCCGTTTTAGTGCCCCAAGCATCGCTTGCCCCAGTAATTGCATCTCTTATTTCTTTGGTGGTGTATTTGCCGTTTAGTTCACCAAACTTTAAAGCGTTTTCAGGCAACCCATCACCAATCCTATAAGGCATTCCGGTTTCTGGATTAATAAACGATGCCATTCTTTCTTTTGGAATATCGTCAATACTATCATAGAGAAATCTATATTCGCTTCCCATACCTTTTGTCGGCATGCTTTTATTAATTTTTGCAACTTCGTCAAGATAGCGCATTCCAGAGGTTAAGCGCGTCAAGTTATCAACTGTGATCCTGGTTTTTGTCATCAAATCCGGCAAGTTTTCTCCTGTTATTTCACCAAGATATTTTCTCAACTCCGGAAGATTACCAAGATTCTTGCCTTTTAGAAGACCTCTTTTAAGACCTTCTGTTGCATAATCAGGAACCATAAAGGCGTTATCAGTTTTTCCACCCTGTTTGAAAAGATTCTGTAATACAATTTCTGCCTCGTCGATATTTTTTGCAACCCCTTTACTAATCAACTCCGAATAAACATTTTCTAGTTGTTTTATGTCCGGGAGAAACTTTTCTCCTTTTATAAAAGCCCTATAACCAGTATAGCCATAACTTTGTATTCCAGCTTCAACCGCTTCTGCCCAACCTTTTGGCAATAATTCGGAATAATTAAGCAAGTCATTACTTAATTCGTCTATCTGTTTACGAACGTTAGAAACATTTTGAGAAAGGTTAAGTTTAGGTGCCTCTACTTTAGTTCCATCTTCTAAATATCCAAGCTTCGTATTGCCTGCTTTTTTTAATTCCTTATCGTATGCTTTAACTCTCTGAAAAGCTTGATCCCTTAATTTTTTATTTCTTTCAAACATGGCGGTTCTTAAATCACGCTCTACACGCTTAAAATCATTGTCTGTAATACCGCCTTTCTTGTTAAGCCATGTCGTTGCCTTATTAATGTTTCGTAGATTTATTTCTAAATCATTTACATGGGCTGAAGTAAACGCCATCATTCTCGCTTTAGCCTCTGCAACCTCTTGGGGTCTATGACCTCTAAATTGTAGACTAGCTCTAATCTTATTAATCGCTTTGCTTTTGAGGTCAGTTTTAAACTGAGCCTCAATTAATTTTCTTGATCCAGCTTCTCTCATTTTCTTAACAATTTCAGCAGTTTTGATTACAGGCGTTTGTTTTGAAAGAACAGAAGCAGTGCTAGAAAAAGTTGGTCTAATAACATTGCTCCATATTTTTGGAGCAGCTAACATAATGCCCGCGCCCTCGGCGGCTATACCAAACTTGTTTAAAAATCTTTTACGAAGCGATATTTGTCCATCCAGCGCAGCCACCGTGTCTTCATCAGATACAGTATCATTAAATAAATTTCTATCTAAATAATCTGCCAATCCGAAACTGGGTGTATCATCCGTAGCAGCTACAAAATCAGCGACAGCAATGGGAGCTACAGTGTGTTTCCAGTAACTTAATTTTTTTGGACTAGGCGGTTTCGCAAATAGTTTTTTGCTGGCAAGCGATGTTGAACTCATTCCCTTTTTTTCTATTTCTTTTAAGGCTTTTTGTCGTTCTTTTTTTAAAAGATTTTTTTTTACTGCCTTGGTAGCAAGGTGAGCGGGGACTCCAAACTGAGTTAAAAATTCGGTTGCCTGGCCAATACCACTAATCGGTCTAGCTGTTTTATATTTACGAAAATACTTATCAGTCTCTGGAGTAAAGTCGGTTTTTAAAAGAGCATCAGAAGCCATTGTGAATGTCGTAACAAATCCGTGAGCTATGTTTTGAGAACCACGCAAGGGACCCTGAATAAAAGCTTCGCCAAGACTAGAGTAATCTCCAGTCTGTTTTTTCATAAACCGAGTAGCAGCTTTTTTTGCAATAACAGGATCGTCAGTGTCTTCTACCGTTACCTCAACGCCACCTACTTTTACCTTAACAGGCATTAGCCTAGACCATCTGCAACATTGATGCCTACATATTGTGATGTCGTATCTTGACCGTATCCCTGTTTTATCAAATCAAGAAGATCTTCAACTGACATGCCTTTCAGTTGAGCTTCCAATTGACTTATTTTTAAAACCTCTTCTGCTGTTCTTTCTCCAACTTCTGGTTCTGGATACATGTAATCAATTATGTTTCTAACCAAAGTGTTTCGATCAAAACCTCCGGCTGGAGGCATCCCTGTTAGTTCAGCTTCCCATAACTGTGCCGGACTAAACATTCCTCCAGTCATTTCTGATAACCTTTCAAACCTTTCAACATCAGCATCTTCTTGACCTATGTTTCTTCTTTCTTGTGCAAAAATATTAGCTGCATCAGCAAGACTAACTTGTCGAGTGCCTGGAGCATGCATCATATCGGATAATCGAGCTGTTGTTTTAACAATATCGTCTATAATTTCTTTTCTTTCTTTGGCGTTTTTAGCTTTTGCGTATTTTTCTTCAAGAGCATTTACTT